TAATATTTGTCCTTCTGATTTATTAAAATTACCTTCTTTAACTGCACGAAATAACATTCTTTGTATATCACTAAATCTACCGCTAGTTGTGTCAATATTAAATCCCGGTCTAGTTGCATAACCAGCCTCACCATAACTTGATATTAAAGTAGGATTTACAGAACCTATAGAACCACTACCATATAACATCTTAGAAAAATATTCGTTTCTTCTTTTAGCATCATTTCTTAGTTCTATTAAAGAAGTTAATTTTGCATCCTGTAAATCTAAACTTTGATACATTGTTCCTTCGTCCAACATATCTATATTAATTTCATCTAATATTTCTATAACAGGGTCAGTAACTACTTCTCTATTTTCTAAAGCAACTAAAAATCTTGATAGATATCCATCAGGGTCTGCCTTACTTAAAGATTCTCTCTCTTCAAATATTTGACCTGATAAAGTTAAATTATTTATAGCTGTTTCTATCTCTCCTGCTTTCACATCAGAAAAAAGAAAATCAGGGGATTTAGTTTCAACATTTAGTGCTTGCAATAAAATGTCAAAATTCTCATCTACATTAACCTCTACTGCTAAATTTAATTTTTTATAAGCTTTTTTTATTTCATCTTTATGCCTAACTAAATCATAAAATGCAGCAGATGATTGGTCACTAGGACCTGTATAAAATTTTTCTTTTAAAGATTTATATGTATCTTCTTTGTTTACTAAATATGACTGTATGCTAGAAGTTAAATTGTTTAAACTTTCTGTACTATTTTGTATTTCATTTTGATAATAGTTTATAGTTTCTTGTTCACTAAGACTTGTTGCTCTTATAAATAAAGCAGAATCGCCACCTGCTACTTCAACAGAAATAATACCAGTATTAGCTTCTACATATTCTTTTATCTCATCTATGGTTACTTCTCTAGGTTTTATTTGTTGAGTACCATTATCTAAAGTTACTGTATCAACTTGTTCGCTTAACCACTCATCTAATTTTGTTTCTAGTAGATACTGTGGACTAAAAGTTATGTTAGAACCTGTTAATAATTTTTGTCCTTGTTTATTTGTTACTATCCACTTATCAGATTTTGTAGATTTAGTTTTAGTATTATTAATAGCTTCATCTAATAAATTAGTTCTAAAACCCATACGACTAGCTTTGACTTCTTGACCACCAAAATCAGGTGTACGACTATATAAAGGTCGCATATTTTTATCAGCGTCATAAGCAACATTCATGTCTTTTGTAATTGGTCCACCTTTGTAAGCACCTACATATCCAGTTCGTTTAAACAACTCTTCCTGAAATTGTTTTTGTGGTGGACTTAGTATCTTAGGATTGTCTACAGCATCTTGATATAAATCACCTGTTCTTATAGCATCAAACACATCTTCTAATTTTCTGTATTTTTTGCCACTAAAGTATTTAGCAACTTGATTAAAAAATTTGAAGATAGGTTCAAACACTCTTCTGATTCCCGGTGTAAATTCAAAAGGAATTTTGCCCTGTAATTTTTGTTCATTGTAATATCCGGATGCTATAGCAACAGCCTCCTCAAAAGTTCCTACATCTCTAGGTCTAGTTACTTTTGTGCCATCTTGTAAAACTACTGTTTCATTACCTAATCTTGCTTGTGCTATATCAAAAATTCTTTGTTGATTCTCAGCTAAAACTTGTAATACTTCTGGTTTGAAATAATTATTATTTATAAAATAATGCACAGCTTCGTGATAAATAGTATCAGTAGGTGTAGCAAATCTAGGTCTACCATTCTCAGGATTAGTTTCTAAATTTATAGCTATCATGTCACCAATAGTTACACCTGCTACCGCATTACCTGCCTCATCAAATAAATTATCTACTGCTACAATTTCTGCATCAGGAAAACTACGTTTGGCTATACGCTTTAAATTGTTTACTAAATCACTAGCATTTATATTGTCTTTAAACCTATATAAGTTTCCTTGATAATTAATACCAGATAAATCAGGCACTTCTAACTCTGGTGCTTCTTCTATCAAGTCTTGTACTTGTTCAGTTTGTGCAGCTGGTGTTCTACTTTGTTTTATTTGTGGTCCAGCTATAGAGCGTAGTTCTGCTAATGGGTCACTGCGTTTAAACAACGAATTAGTGACTGCCTGTATGTAGTCTTGCTGTGATGCTTCAGGTGCATCTTTAGATTTTTTATTTTGTGTTTCTAAAAGTTCTACTCTTTGTCCAAATGTTTGTCTTGCAGCTAACTCTTTAGCCTCTGTTACTTCTACATTCGCAGGTACTGTAGTTTTTATTATTTTACCATCTGGATATACAACACTATATTGTTGTCTGCCTCTAGCTATATCACTTGCTTTTGTTTTAACTTTTCTAACTTGTACATTTGGTATCTCTCTTGATGCTATTTGTTCATAATTTTCTTCAGCAGATATTTGATTGTCTACTTCTTTTTTAGCTATACCTCTAGCTATAGTAGCTTTATCTCTTGTACCAACTGCATCTTGTATAAACTCTTCACTAACTCCGCTAGACTTAGCTATATCTAATAATCTATCTCTTGTATATTTATTCTGTAACTCTTTGGTTCTAGCCTTGATAGCTTCATTCTTATTGAATGCTTGTCTGTTATCTATGCTTTCACTAAACGCTTTATCTATACTTGTATTAACTTTAGTTTGTGTAGGCAAAGCCTCTATTTGTCTGAATATATCTTTTCTTTGTAAACCAGTTAAATCTTTTATATTAGATTTTTTTGTATTAAGAAACAAAAATCGTTTAAATGCTTTATCAGCAGTATCAATATTCTTTAAGTTTGCTTGACTTAATATATCTTCTGTCTGCACACTACCTTGTTCTTGTGCCACAAAATCTTTAAAACTTTGTAACTTAAAGTCTCTTGTATCATCACCATATGCAGTATTAACCTCTTCTGTTACATAAGTGTCATACTTATTTTTAAATTGTTTATAAGCCGGAGTTGTAATATTTAATTTATTCTTAGTTCTTACTGGATTCTTGTCCGTATATGCATCAACACTTTCTCTATCAGGAAATCTACCAGTAAATAATTCACCATCTGGTCTAGTAAATGTTTGTAAAAGTCTGCTTCTTCTTACAGGTGCTTTCTCTTTTTTTATTAACTCAGTTTGGCTTTCTTTCAAAGCTTGCAGTTCTTCTTTTAAGTTATCTGCTTTTGTTAAATCATCTGCATCTTCTGCTTCTTGTATCTCTCTTTCTAGTTCTACCTCTCTATCAAGATTGCCCTGTAACTCAGGAGCAACAGATTGACGTTGTTGTTTTGTTGCTTCATTTTGTATTTGTTGTTCTACGTCCGGTATAGTAGGTACTTCATCTTTTTGAGACTGTGCATAAGCTTCTATCTCTTCTTGCGGTCCAGATTTTGTTGGCTCAATTACAGAATCATTTAAAGGAGTAGCTTCTTTTTCTGTTGGTACTATAAACTCATCTTGTAATATTATCTCTTCACTACCTTGAAACTGTCCTACTGTGCTTGTTCTTCCTTCATTTAATACAGATTCATCTTCAACCTCTGTAGTTTCTGTGCCTGATAATCCACCTGTATCCGGTTCATCAGGTGGCACAGGTCCTGCTCCACGTCTAGGTCTACCTTTAGTTAAAAGATTTACACCTACATCAAATATAGCACCAGCACCTCCACCATATCCAAAGTCAGATGCTAATGATTCACCTATGGTCGCTGCTTCGTTATATACACCCTTCTCAATAGCATCTTGTCCTATACCAGCTAACGCCTCTTGTATACCCTCTGCTGTACCAGTTACAACTGCTGACCTGAGTAAATCTACATACCCATCTACTGTTTCTTTGGGTAGTCCTGATTTAGTTATCTTAGAAAAAAGAATAGATGCAGGTCTTACAATAGGAAGGATTTCTGTTGCACCTAAAGGTATACCTAATGAGTATGCTAAGTTTCTATCAGCTACAGACAAGTCTATACCTTGCTCTGCTTCATACTGTCGCATCCTTTCACTAGCTTCAGCAACTCCTACTGCTGCTCCGGGTGAAGCTATCTGTGTTGCTGCTGCTAAACTTTTAGTTGCACCGCCTAAAGTTAACTCTCCTGCTTTTAATGCGTTGTAACCAGCACCTAACCTTGTTGCTGCTCCAGCACCACCTGTACCTATAGTTGCTCCTACAAAACCTAATATGCTACCTAGTGCTTCACCAGTTCTACCAGCAACACTATCCTCTGCACCTATAGCATCACGCAATTCATCCATTCTAGCTATGAATGCACTCTCTTTAGGATTCAACCAATCCTCTTGCCCACTAAGATTAGTTGCTAAATCTAACAATCCCCATACACCCTCTCCAAGCATAGGTATAGTTCTAGCTAAACCACGTAGAGTACCTCTAGGTGCAGCTATTAAAGTTTCTATCCAGTCGTTTTCTTCAGGGGTAAAATTAGTTCTAGCTAAACCAAATATAGGTAGATTAGGATTATCAACTTCTTCTGTGCCTAACTCTTCAGAAGTTTCAGCCTTTGGTAAGTTAATATAAGTATCAAAAATATTAAAAGGGTCAGGTTGTGTACCACTTGCTGTTCCAAATATCTCAAAAGGATTTGGAGTATTTCTTGGTTTTTCTGCCACTTTATTCTATCTTTATAAATCCTATTCTAAATCTGTTAGTCCGATTTCAAGCCATTCTTCTATGCCTTTACCTCGTCTATCCAAGTAATTGTCGTAAATTCTTCTTAGGTGAGTATTATCCTTCAAATAACTATCTAACTTTTCTTGCCTTTCTGCATTTGTAAGTTCAGTATCTGCATTCAAATTAAGTATTTCTCCTTGAATTTCTTTTAACATTCTAGCGTATGTGTATTGTGCATCTTTAACACCCATATCTGCATATGATATTGCTGTTGCAGCATATGCATCTTGTTCAGTAAAGTCATCTGATATTTCTGAATTTAAAAGTCCTTGCAAACTTGAAAGATAAGATTTGGTATTTGCTGCTAAGTCTGTTTGTTGATTTCTTTGTAAGTCATATTTAGAATTATAACTATCTAATCTAAGTTTCTCTCTAGCAGAATATAATGCAAATAATTCTTGTGCTTGTTTCTGTTCATCTGCATCTAATGCTAATAATTGTTCTGTAACACCAGCACCTAAGTCAGCAAGACCACCTAATAAAGTTGGAGAACCTTTCTGTGCTGCATTAAAAGCACCGGCTGCAATACGTAACCATTTATTCTGCATCCTACCTTTTTCATCTGTCATCTTGGCAATAGCTTTGTTAATTAAATCTTGATAGTCAGATGATGCTGCATAAGCTATATCTTTTTGCGCTGCGCTTCCAACACCAGAAGATTCCATAGTTTTTATATTACCAAGTTGTGCCTTATCATCATCACTAAGTTGGTTCTGTTTATTTTTATTAATGTCATTTTTCTTATTAGCATCAGGGTCTGTACCTGAGTTAACCATAGAATCATATATATCTTGAGCAGTTGGCGGTTGAGTTATAAATTTTTGAGGTAAAGTTGCAGGGTCAACATTTTGAAAACCTACATCTGGACCTGCTGCTTGTGCTTGTGGATTTATTCCTGTAGGTGGTGCATCTGGCATACCCGGTATTTCACGTGGATTAATTCTTAAATCTTGTCCTGCTAATGGGTCTGGTTGTGGAGTTCTAATAGGATTTAATAATCTATCTTGGTCTACTTGTATATTTCTTTTTCTTCTTCTTTCTTCTTGCTGTTTTCTTCTTTCTTCTATTCCTTCTTGTATTTCCTTATTCTTCGTTTCAACAATTTCCACAAGCTTATCTAATTCAGGCTGTAAAAATGGTTCTTCTGGAGGTCCTATTCTATTTGCATCTTTTTCAACTTCTTCTATAAGTTCATCTGCTGTTGTAGAACTAGAAGGCAATGTTGTCATTAGAGTTTGTACTACATTACCACTTCCATCAAAACTAAACGGATAGTTGCCTAAGACATCTGTTGGCTCTCCTTCTACTAAATTTAAAAAAGGATTTCCATAAACCACGCCACCTGCTTGAAATCTTTGCATAGGTTGTTGAGGCATTGGCATAGGTTGTTGCATAGGCATAGGTGCAGTTGGCATTGGCTGCATGGGTGACATTGCTGATTGTGCCAACTGCTGAACTATAGAAGGACTTCGCATAGGTTGTGCTTGTGCCTCATCCCTAATTTTTTTTCTATACGATAACTCAGATGCAGATATAAATGCAGGTCCTAGCAAACCCGTTTGTGTTTGTGGATTTAATTCTTGCGCTAATCGTTGGTCTGATTGTCGCTCAGCTATAGATATTAATTTATTAATATTACTATCTATCATTATCCTGCTCCACCACCTAATCCTCTAAACGCACCATATGCTCCTAGTCCTGTGCTTAATAACTGTGCTGTTGGATTAGCAGAAGGCACAAATTGTCTTTCAGAAAAACTAGGCTGTGCTGGCATACCTTGTAATATTGCACTAAATCTTTCTAACTGCTGATATGGGAACTCTCTTTGTGCTAAGAAATCTTCATATTGTTGGTCATATGCTTTCTGCAACAGTGCTTGTCTTGTGTCACCTACACTAGATAGTGCCTTGAGTCTTGACATATCTAGTGCTTGTTCTGTTCTATCTAAACCTGCTAATACTCCTGCACCCCTTAGTCCTCTACCATAAGCTGCTTCCAATGCTCTTTGATTAGCTAGTTGTGCCTGTAAATCTAGTTTACCTGCTGCTTGCCCAAACTGTCCTGATGCAATTTGCGCTCTTAAATTTTGGTCTGCTGCTTGTTGTTTTGCTCTTTCTGAAGCTATTTGTTCCGCAGACCTTTGTTGTGCTAATGCTATTTGTTGTGCATCTGCTGAAGTTAATCCTTTAAATCGTGCTGTTCTATCTCGTTCAAACTGCTGTTGAGCCTGTGTAAACGCATCAGATAATGCTTTAGCCTCTATATCTTGTAAAGATTCATTAAGTTCTCTTTGTGCTATTGCATCTTGCACAGCCTGTCTACTACCTCCAAATGCACCTGCACGTGTGGCACGTAAATTTCTAGCAGCTTGTTGTTCTGTAAATCTATCCATTGCTCTTCTTTGTTGCCTATCAAGAACATTACTTATATAGGGATTCATAAGCCTAGCAGCATCCCTGCCTCCAAAACCTCTTGATGCTGCTAAATATGCCTGTGGTGAAAATCCTCTAACACCTGTTTCTATAGGTGCTGCCGTATATGTACTTCTAATTGGTGCGCCTCTAAACATAGACTGTGCAAACATTGGTCCACCTGTTGCTGCTCTACCTGCAACATCTCTTGCTTGATTTATTCCTATTAAGTCTCTACCTGCTAATGCTTTTATGCCCTCTTGCGCACCTAAAGTTTCAGGTGAAAAACCAGCAACTCTTGGACCTTCATATGGTATGTAATCCTCATAGGATAAAGCTTGCGCCCTGCCTACAAGATTCTTGTAGAAAGGAGCAGCGTACTCAGGCAGTCGACTCTGATATACCCTTGACTCTGACTGTTGGGGTTGACTGCTTCCTCGACTCTTTCCCATTATCTTTCTCCGTTTTTACAACTTCTAAATTATTCTTTTTTAAATTTTGTTTTTTTATTATTACAAATTCTTCTTCCCAATCATGGGGTTTTAATTTTTTCACCCATCCTTTTCTACCTGTTATCTCCATAGATTCACATTCATTATCTACTGCCCAATTTTCTAAAACTTTTAACGATTCGTCCATCCACTCATCTAACCTATCACCAGATGCAAAAGTTATAGATAAGAACTTTCTTCTTGGATATGAAGTTATTTCTGTAAAAATAATTCCATAAATTTTATTATCTTCTTCTTCATCAACTACAGTCCATAAAGTAGCCTTGCCTACTATAATGTCATGTAATAAATCTATCTTATCAAATCTGCCATTAGATGTAGGAACTACTCTATCTATGTATTCCTCTATCTTAGGATAGATATCTCTTACATATTCTTGTGGTACTAAATAAACTTTCATTACGTCACTGATTGTATTTGTTCTTCGAACTCTATCTGTTCTGGTTGTGTTGCATTACCTGTTTTTGCTTTCCTAACTCTAGCTACTAACTCATCAAACTTTTTACCACCAGCTTCACTTGAGCCATCACCTGCATGTGCTACTACATCTGCCGGTATTACATATTCATCTTTAGATAAAGCTGCTGGTTGCATATTATCTATTATGGCAGGAACAAAATCATCTACGCCACCACCCGGACCATCTATCATTCTACCTTCTGATGACATCATTTTTTCTACTTCAGCAGCTAATGCTAATAATCCATCCTCACCATAAGCTTCTAAATATCTATTAAAAACTTCTTTAGGGTTAGGATGTTTGCCCATCAAAGCCATAATAGTTTCTTCTTCTAATCTATCACCCGTTTGATTTTGTTCAGGCATACCACCTACATTAAATCCTTGTACTCTGCCACCACCTGCTTTACCTACATTTATATTAGGACCCATTTCTAATCTTTCATAATCTTGTCTACTCAAAGGTTGTTGTACCGATGGCACACTAGGCATTACAGGTGTTTGAATTGGTTGTGTTACAGGTTCAACAGGTTGTACTATAGGAGGATTAATTCTATTTACTATATCTCTACCACCTTGTACTACTTGTGTTTCATAAGTAGGAGGTGCTTGATAATCTTCCATTTCTTGTCGTTCATAATTTTGTCTATCTTGTTGATCATATGATAGTGGAACATCTAGCTGCCCTGCAAAAGCATTATTAAAGTTAGGTATTTCTGATGGTAACGTAGGTTGTATAGGAGGAGTTACAGGTCCAAGAAAAGGTAAACGTCTTGGATTTCTAAAAGGATTGCCTTGAAAAGAGTTAAATCCAAATGGATTAAATCCTCCGTATGATTGCATAGGTTGTGCATATACAGGTGGTGTATATCCTCTAATACCTAAAGGTTCAAATCCTCTAACTCCTGCATTAAGACCTGCATATTGTTGTTGCAATGAAGGTCTAGGTCGCATTAAGTGTATATCAGAAAATCCACCTACCATACCTGTATTAGCTTTACCTGAAGTTCTTCCACCTACAGGTCCAATAGGCATAGATACAAAAGGATCAAAACCTATAAACTGATGTGTATTGAAGCCTCCTCCTTTACCAGAACCGCCTTGCATTCCCATTAGTTATCTCTCTTTCTATATTCGTCTATAGCTTCATACAATTCTAAAGCACCTTTAGTTGGATATGGAGCAATAGTTTCTATGCCTCTTATTATAGGATTATATTTTCTATTTAATGATCTCATGCGATCTAATTCTGGTGTAGAACCAGTACCAAATGCACCTCCTTCACTTTGTGGTAAATATCTCATATCTAATGCAGCACTCTGTATGTTTCTTATTTCCTCTAATGTAGGTGCTTGATAAGGCTGTGGTGTCATAACCTCATTTAAAGTTTTAGGTACAGGTGTGCTAATAGGGTCAGCCATTCTACCTAATCTTGGGTCAATCATAGGAGCAGCCATTGTTTCTGCTACTTGTTTTCTGATAGCATCATCTATTCTTCTACGCTCTAAAGTTTCTGCACTCTCTTCTATCTCTGCTTGTGCAGGTATACGACCATTAGCCATCTTTATAAGACCACCCATGTTTTTCATATTTTGTTCAATAGCTTTTCCTCTTGTTCTTTCATAAGAAGATAACTCTCCATCATTATCAAGGTCAGCTTTTTCAGGATTCTGCAAAGGCATACCGCCTTTTTCTAACATTTCCATAGGCATCTGCATAGCATTCATACCTTGCACCATATCCATTGGTACAGTTCCTATAAATTGACGTTGATTTTCTTTTTCTTTCATTGTTGGTTCTTTTTCTGATTCATCTTCTTTATTCATGTCCATTAGTGTAGGTATTATTCCTTGTATACCCATACCTTCCATTGCTTTACCAGCCAATGCTAAACCTGACATTGGAGGTAAAAAACTAAAAGCTGAAGGTGAATCCACTTTACCGCCATCCTCAAAGTTAAACTCATCACCTATTGGTAAAGGATTGCCTTGTATTAACTGTTGCTCTCCTTGGAACGCTGATGTTAATGGGTTGCCTCCACTTCCCGGAATCATAGTTCTCATTTCTTGTGGCATATAAGGACCTTCATAATCACCAAATGGGTCCTCTTCTTCTGGCATATTAAAATCCATAGGCACGTACATTTCGCCTACCAATCCTGATGCTGCTGCTGGTAAAGCCTGTGTTGTAAAAGCCTGTGATTGAGTTATGCCTCGTCCAAGCTGTACTGCTTCTTCACCTGCTGCCGGAGTAAATCCTAAGTTTCTACCTAACTGATTTAAGAATCCACCTGAAGTTGGCACAGCTGCATCTAATCCTAATGTTCCTGTAGTTGCAGCACTTAGGTCTTGTAGTGTATTTATTTCAGGCATAGGCACAGTTTGTGCTGGTACTGCTGGTGTAGTTACTGGTGGTCCAGCCACACCTGATGGCAATGCTTCTGTTACAGCTTCAGTTCCGGGTATTTCTGTGGGCGCACCCGGCATAAAACCTTTTAGTAAACCACCTGTTATTGCTCCTGTTAGTCCAGCTGTTATACCTTCTTTAAGACTACCACCCTCAGCTATAGTTCCTAATCCAGTTCCTATTGCAGATGCTGCTATTGGACTTAATGCTGCACCCAATGCTGTACCACCTAATAGTGTTGGTGCAATCAATGACCCTATAAGTGGCAGAAACGCCTCTGGTTGCCCTGTTTGTGGGTTAATGGTCAGCTGACCTGTTGGTGATAATTTCGCTAAAGCATCTACTTCTATAGGGTTCATGTGTACCATCATGGTATCGCCATATCTCCCCTGTTTAGCTAGTTGCTCTGCTGCATTTTGTAATGGAAAATTACTCATAGTGGTCTCCTAATCTATTTCCAACACACCTATTACAATGTGAAATTTATTCGCTGAACTTGCAGTCAGCTTTATTATATCTAATTCATCTAAAACTAACACCTCTCCGTTAGTTAAAAAACCTTTACGTGTATTCGTTGCTATTGATTCTACATCCCAAGTAACTGTGGTACTTTCGCTGGTATCTGTCAACTGCACTGTTAAAGTATATGCACTACTGCCATCAGAGTTATAAGCACTTAATGTTTTTACTATGGCACTTTTATTGTCCGGAACAGTGTATACACTTGTTGCATCTGTTGATGATAATGTTGTTAATACTTCTGTATATCTATTTGCCATTATGAAATATACCAATCAAATGCTTGTGATACCTCTCTGATAGTATCAGGTGAGTCTATTTGCACAAAGTTTAAACGCAGTTGATTTATTAATCTTCGCATATAATCTGCACTATATTCTTCAGGTGGTATTTCTAACGGAGTATTTACATTAAATATTTCGCTCATCTTCTGCCATCCACCTTAATATCAAACCTTGTATCACCCAACCTCCAACTATTATCTACATCATTACTTTCTATTCTAACTCTCATTTGTCTTGCTCTTGCTCTTACATATGCAACACCAGTGCTATTAGTAACTGTTGCAGTAGTTGCAGTGTTTAAACTTCCTAATGGAAAGTCTCTAGTTTTTATAGAGTATGTAAGTTCTGGCTCTGTGTCTGTTCCAATAAAAGCTACATCAGGTATAAGTCTTTTGATAAACATAAACTGGTCACCATCACCTGTATCAAAATCTGCACTTTCAACAAATGCTGTCATTGCAGAACCATCATCATTAGAACCTACTTCATGTTCATATAGATAGTTTGTTGTTGTTCCGCTAGTACCTGCTGCTAAAGGATTATCACTTGCACTACCTGCATCTATCCAAGAAGTTCTAGGCAAAGTGCCTATAGTCCATGTTTGTTCTAAGTAGTTGTAAGATACATATCTATCTACTTCATTAGAACTTTCTGAACAATAAAACCAAGACACTTCATTGAACTGCGCATTTTTTGTAGCAAAAGTTTTTCGTGTCTGTTCATAATTAAAATCATCAAACACGTATGCTCTTACTGTGCATGGTAATGAACTTACTGTTCCTGAATACATATAAAAATTATCTTGGTCCATAAAATACACTACATTATTAGCATTAACACATGCCTGTGGTGATACCATGCTAATCCCTTCTGTAATTAAATTTACTCCAAAAATAAAAGGTGGACCTATAAACTGCATTGAGTACAAAGCAGTATCTGTAAATATTGCTATTTCTTGTCTTGTTCTAATTGCTCCAACTATTTCTGAGCCAGCTGACAATCTTAATCCACCAGCTGTGTTATTAGTTTTAGGTGTCCATTGTGCTGCATTTTCTTGGTCAGACCATCTTATCTGCATAGGGTCTTGAGTTGCACTACCTATTGGGTTAGCACCCATACATATAATATGTCTATCTATTTCTGAAACTAATATCTGATTAGCTACAGTAGGTGTATCTGATGCTCCTGATAAAGTAGAAAAATCTACCGCTCTTGTAGTTGCGCCATTAGTTTTATCCCAATAATAAATACTACCACCTCTAGGATTTGATACTAAATCCTCACCAAAATTATCCATACTCCATAATCTTAGTTGTGAAGAAAAACTATTTATACCTCCTCCCCATGTGCTTTGACCCCAAGCACCTGAACCAAATCCAAATCCACTGGTATAAAAATCAGAGCCTATATTTATTTGATATTCTGCATCTACACCAGAACCACCATTACCACTATCACTACTATTCGCTGTTACTGTAGAACCACTTGTATCTTTTGCTGTAAATGTAAACGTATTGGTATCTGTTACACCAGCTATCTCATACTCTTGGTTTAGTACAGCAGCAGTTATATTGCCACCTAATGATACTGCTTGAGCAAATGTTACAAAATCACCCTTTTTTGCTCCATGACTTGAATCCGTAGCGGTTATAGTAGAACTACCATTAGTAGCTGAAAAAGTAACTCCATTAGTAGTAGTTGCCCTTATAGGAGTTATATCGTGAAAAGTATTACCTTGTAATAAATATAACTTTAAATGTGTGCCTAAAGAAATAAATTTATCTGTATCTAATGAGACCCATTGATGTAATTTTCTTGCTGAACCTAAAAAACTATTTAAACTTTTTTTTACCCAGCCACCTATTTTTTCAGGACGACCTGCACGAAATCTTATTTTATCAGCATCAAACCAATTACCCTCATTGCTATATGCAGTACCTTCTTTATTAATACCGGGTTTAAATGTATATCTAGTTAGTGGCATCTTCTGTTGGCTTCACATCCCAACAATTAAGGTTAGATGCTACTGTTCTTCTTTCTCCCTCACCTTTGAATGGATATACCATATGTTGTAACCAAGAAGGAAACACTAATAATTTACCTACGGTTGGCTTTATCACAAAAGACTGAGGTGGTCTTAGTCTTTCTGTATTCATCAATTCATTTCTACCATATTGAAAGGCAATATAGCCATCGCAATCACCAGATGTATTATACAAGGAGTAGTTTGGTGATCCAGCAGTAGGTTGTTCTAATATTTGTTGGGGTACTTTGGTCCAACCTGTAGTAGAAATACCCATTAGGGTTTTCCC